CCCAGGCATAGATCCACATGAAGCGGCGGTGTGCCGGTTCAAAACGTGGGCGCAAGACATCGGCAAGCTCGAAGGGCCTCGCCCAGTGACGGTGTGGGGTGATGAGCAGGTGCCCACCGCCGTGCTCGAAGCAGCGGAGAATCGCCTGCTCACTGCGGCGGAGTGGACGCATGAGATGATCCCGCAGTGGAGGGCGCTGCTGGAGGAAAAGGAGCGCGATCCGCAGAAATGGTTTCCGCGTGAACTCATCGGCCGGCTACTCGTCGCCGTGCAGTTTGTCACCTACACCTTCCGCGATGGATACACGGAGACGGTGCGCTGGTTCATGGAAAAAGCCAAGGTGATGAAGGAGATCGAGGCTGATCCCGAGCTGCTGCCGCGCTTTGATGAGGCGGGGAATCGCATCGGCGGCGAGCGCCTCCCCTGCGTCGTGCATTGCGAGAAGACGCATCGCCGCTTCATGTGGATCTACGCCTGGGACAATCCCTTGGGCGGCAACTGGGAAGGCATGAAGAAAACCGAGATGGGCAGCCCACGAGCGAAGAAGCTCTGGAAATGCTACGGCATCGCCGAAGGCACCGCCGACAGCCCCTTCCCGAATTTCAATGTGCAGGTGCATGTGCGGCCCGTGCCGCAGTGGCTGCCCCCGTATGAAAAAGGAACGTGGTGGATGAGCCAAGACCCCAACGCCAGCGGCGGCCGTGCGTGGTTCCAGCTCTGGGCCTTCGTCCTCGGCGAGGCACATGGCAAAATGGGGCCTGGCGACATCCTCATCGCCCACGAGTATCCGCAAACAAATGACATCGTGAGCGTGCCCGGTGCCGCCCTCTACACCGGCGAGGACTGCGAATGGGCGAAGACCGGCGGCAAGAATGGCCTCGGCATCAAAGGAGCTGCGCAGAAGCAATGGCCCTGCGGCTACGCCTTCCGCGCCGCCGAAATCCGCCGCATCGAAGAGAAACTGGGCATGTGGCAGAAGCTCGAAAGCAAGCAAGGCCTCATCGAAGACACTTGGCTGCATGTCTATGATCGCCGCATCTCGGACAGTCGATGCACCGCCACCGTCGTGGAAGGGCAGGAAGAAAGCAAAACCATCATCGAGTGGATGGAGGACAACAAACTCTATTTCCGCTACATCGATGGAAAGGTAGAGGTCAATCAGGCCGGATGGGCCGCCACGAAACCAGAGGGATTGGAGAACTGGGTGAAGGAGAACGGGTTTGTTCTCAACGCCCACGACCCTGTCCGTTATCGGGTCTCCAAGTTCCTCAAAGACTTCACAGCCCGGACCAAAGTCACGGTGAAGGATAAGCCGTGGTGGGTTGGATTCATCAACAGCGGTTTCCAAACTGGAGCCGCTCGTGCCTATGACGACCTGAACAAGCCAGCCACCCTGCCCCCGGAACTACAAAAGGAGTACCGCTCCGGCAAGTGGTCTTTCGTACGTGGTGTGGCCAAGTCCTCTATCCCCTCTGTACAGAAATTGTATAAGGCGGTTGAGTCGGACTTGGACCGGATTACAAGTCAACTTGGGGCGAAGCTGAAGACCCAGTTGGAACAGGCCCTAGCCAATGGGAAGTCCTTGCGTAAGGTTGGTCCCGCGATTGTCGCACGCATACAAGAGGAGGGGTTACGACGGGCCACAAACGTCGCGAACTATAGGACAGTGGAAGCCCACAACGAAGGACAACTCGCCGCATTCACGGACCTCGGTGTTCGGGATATTGGGGTGATGGTGGAGTGGACCACGAGTGGGAAACCCTGCCCCATGTGCAAGCCGATGGAAGGGGTGGTGCTCCGCCCACAAGACGCCCACGGGTTACTCCCCCGTCATGTCCACTGTGTGGTGGGGGAGACACGGGTATTTGCCCCTTCACCGATGTCCATCATGCGGTCTGTATTTTCCGGTAAGGTAATCGAGGTTGTCACTTCCAAAGGTCGTCGTCTTACCGTTACCGAGAATCACGTACTGTTGACGCAACGCGGCTGGGTTCCGGCGAAACTTCTCACAGATTCGGATTACCTTGTCGATGCAGCCTCGACTGATTTTCTGTCCGTTGAGAACCCATACGATTATCAGGATGTAGCCAGCATCGCAGATTGTTTTACTTCGCTTGTTGAAGGTAGGGATGTAGTGCCGGTTACATCCACGAATCCCGGACCCGAAGATTTCCACGGCGATGGGAAGTCCCTTCACGGCAAAATCGACATTGCGAGTTTCGATGGCTTTCTGTGGGATTGTGGGAAGCCCGTACTTCGTGGCGAGTCTGAGAAAACGCCTTTCATGCTTCGAAACATGGGCATCGTCGATTCCATTGGCTTGCATTCTCAACGCGCGCTTTCGCAGTTCCTCGTAGCTACGGCGGCGGCCTCGGACAGCTTCATGGGCTTTCGCAGTGTTGCGTCTGTTTTCCTCCGGGGTTCTCAAGCCCACGGTGAATCGGTTGGCCTCGGCTCGTCCCCGATTGATACCAGCGGGGATCAAAACTCTCTTCATGATGGTTCCGTGGGATTTGATCCCGAGCTTCTTCGCGATGGCCGGGGTCCCGATCCCGGCTTGGTAGAGTTGGATAATCTCATCCACAAGCTCGGGAGGGAATTCGTAACGAGTGTTCCCCTTGCTCTTCCGAGAGCGAACGACACCAAGTCGATGGAGATGCTTTCTCAGCGTGCTATGGCTGCACTGAAGTTTCTCGCTAACGGTCGCAAGACTGGCCCCGGACAGGTACAGTTCCGTGGCTTTGTCTTTGACAAGATCGAAGTTCTCAACGCTCGGCATGTTACCGATCTCCCAGTGTATGATATGGCGACCAAGGAAACAGTATACATCGCAAACGGCATTTTGTCTAGTAATTGTCAGTGTTGCTTTGAAGTCGTGGGAAGTGGTTTCGGGGTGGATAAGGAAGATCGGAAAGTGGACCGTTCCCATATCCGCCGGGCTATTAAGAAATCCATTCAGCGAGAACGTAAACGCGGTACGTGGAAAGACCAGAAACAAACCACGACGTGGAAAGGTGTAGATATGGAATTGGATGGTCGCCCATTGTTCAACATCGAACAAATCCCCAGTGAACTCAAGCAGTTCAATCTGTTCACTACCGTCAACGCCTTTTGCCCAACGGGAGAGGGTGGTGGGCAAGATAACTCCTGTTCCCCTTCCAATAAAGGCAATCTTGACTATCAGGTAATGGGGGACCTTGCGGCTTCCTTGAAGGTTGGGGTCTCCGACAGGAACCTGCGGGAAGCCTACCTAAGCAGCCAGTCCGCATCCTACGTGTCCGGTTTAGCGGACAAGACAAACGAGACTGAGGACAAAAAACGGTGGAGGGCCCTGCATACGGACGCCGAAGCCAATCACAAGGGAGCTTTGCGTGCGTTGAAGAAGTACGGCGGGGACAAGTACCTGATCCAGTATCACAAAGAAACCGCTCAGTATCATAGTGATGTTTTAGGTGGAGCGGGGGCTCTCCGTCACTCGACTTACGTTCGTTCGGATATTGGGAAGAAAGGTCGTGGAGGTTCCACTAGAAACCAGTTCTGTCCCACGGGAAAAGATGGGGGTGTGGACCCGACGTGCAGTCCTTCGTCTACCACAAAAGGCGGGGAGGATTTGTACTCCGCCAAGCGGAACCGCAGTAAGGTGTGGATGGTGGGGGGAAAGAGGGCCCCAGAACACATCCAAAAACTGGGTATCCCACCCGCATGGACAAACGTGGAAATCAACCCTGACCCGAATGGGACCGTGCTGGTCAAAGGTCTGGATTCCAAAGGCCGTGTCCAGACGCGGTACAGCGATACCCACACGGCCAGACAATCAGCCGCCAAGTTTGGACGGACCCGGGAACTGATCAAAAAGCGGAACCTGATCTATCAAGAACTGCATATGGACGCAAAAGACCCCGAACTCAAAGAACACGCTGAATGTCTCAAAGTCATTATGCAAACCGGAATGCGACCGGGCAGTGAAAAGGACACGGGGGCCGAACACGAATCTTTCGGAGCAACGACATTACAAGGTCGTCACGTCATTGCGAACAAGGACGGGACCGTCACGTTACGATTGGCGACTGGGAAAAACAAGGGACGGGAAGTGGACTTTCCTATCGCGGACAAGGCGACCGCCACCATGCTCAGGAACCGGGCTAAGGCGGCTGGGAAGTATGGTAAGGTGTTTGCCACTACATCGTCACAGCTCCGCGATTACAGTAAGACCAAGGACGGGGGCGGGTTCAAAACCAAGGACCACCGCACGGCCTTGGGTACGGAGACCGCATTGTGGGTCGTTAAGCGGATGAAAGCCCCAGCAACTGAGTCCGAGTACAAATCACAAGTCAAGGAAGTGGCTACACTCGTTTCAAAGACACTGGGGAATACTCCTCCCGTCGCCTTGAAGTCGTACATTGATCCGCAAGTGTTCGTGGCTTGGAACAAAGGACTGAAATGACAGTACCCCACATGACCGCCGAGCAGGAAAGGGAATGGCCGTGGAAATTCTGCGGGGTCCCTATCTCACAAGAAAGATTTCGGGAGATTGAACTGGCGGACGAAGAAGAGAAAAAGCACTGGAAAGCTTTCTACTTAGATATATCCCGGGGACAGGGAAGGTCTGATCTCACAGGACAAAGGAAACCATGGTGAACTGGCTCGTGGGACACTTAGTCGGAGACTACCTTCTCCAAAATGATTGGATGGCCCTGAACAAGAAGAAATCCAGTCTTCATTGTGGGGTTCACGTGGCGGTGTACGTGGCATCTGTTTGGTTGTTTACGGGATGGCCGTGGTGGGCCCTCCTTGTCACGGCCGTCTGTCATTTCATTCAGGACCGGACAAGTATTGTTCGTTCCTATATGCGGTGGATGGGACAAGAGTCCTTTGCGACGGGACCGTGTGCCCCGTGGTCCATCATCGCTGTGGACAACGTGATGCACTTTGTCCAATTACACCTGACCGATTTTCTGGTGGGAACCTGAGCTATGACTCCACTGTACGATACGAACGCAGATGCAGAATGGGGGAGTGACCCGAACAACTGGCGGGACCTCCCAGACAGCGACACAACGGACGACGACCAAGATGTGCCAACGCCACAGCATGTCAAGGATGTATTAGGTTTCGACCCCGACGAAGAGGATTGGACATGACGACAACTGACTTGTCTAGCTTGGCAAGTTCACAGGACTTGACCTTCACTCAGTTCCGCTTGGTGCAATTGCTGGCGGATGGGAAAGTTCACACCCGGTTCGAGCTGTGCCAGTGCCTACGGGATGAACTGGGAACCGTAGCGACCATGCGTGTTCATGTCTGTGTGCTTCGAAAGAAGTTGAAGCCACAAGGATACAACATTCACAGTGAGACCATTTCTGGGGAATGTTACTACCGTCTCGCTCGCATTGTTTCTAGCCCACACGAATAGAAACAGAAGGAGCATGACTTGGACGATACCCCTCCATGGCGTGACCAAGCCCGAGAACACATCGAAAGAATCAAAGAGTGGAAAATTGCCCCTCTTCATACCATCTATTATCTACGTCGGTTGATGGAAGGCCTTCAACAAAGTCCCGATAGTATAGATGTCCTGGAGGACGGGTCGATTGTTGTGGAGACATGGATTGAACAAGCGGGGGTTCCTCTCACAGTAGTACGCCACGTCATTGACCGTAGTGGTGTCACGACTTGTTTGGTCCTCGGAAAGACCACCGTGTGGACTTTAGAACCGCGCCGATAGATTTCGTAAGGAGCGACGTATGAACTACCTCGAACCCCTCCGCCCCCCAAATCTCACCAAACACCCCGAGAGGTCGGTCTTTTATCAGGTTAGAATGAACCGGGAGGAGTACCTGACCACCCGCCGCGAAGCCGCCCGTCTCAAAATCCCGCACAAGGAACTCTGTCGGGACATGTTGGAAAAGATGTTCTCCCATTGGGGGCCTCCGACTGTAATAGCGTCCCATGTTCCGGGAACAGGGCACACCGTTCAGATTTCTATTACACCTGAAGAACGGGCCGCAATTTCCCATAACGCCAAGCTACTGAACTTGGGGGTTCAGGAGTACGTGCGGTCCCATATACTCCCGGCTATCAATTCAATTATTGAAAACGACGAGGCGTAATGACGAATGAAGAGTTTCGTCAAGAACTGGAGAAAGCCCGGCAGCTTGTCAAATCGTGGCCGGAATGGAAACGCGGGATTCTCGAACAGTCCAGTTGTCCAACTGTTCGAGTCCCGCGTCCTGTCGTTTTGTTGGATGAGTCTACCGAAGCTCCCAGATGTTCCCAGAACCCGGCGGAAGAGTGATCCAGACATTCCCGAACCAGTTGATGGCATTCGGTCCGCCAGCGATGGACGTACAAGACCAATACGGAATGCGAACGTAAAGTGTACGTTGTGGTTTATCGGGGTCTGCCGTAGCGATCAGGTATCGCTTTGTTCCGTCTCGAAAAATCGCTGCTCGATCGCCAGCGAAGGCGGACGAGAAGGTGGGTCTGGACTCCAGGACCCAACGACCCACCAGACCACTATGTGGTTTGAGTCGTCCGAACACACTTGCCACGGCTGTCCCCTGCGGTGTTAGTACCTCGACAGGGCGTTGCCAGTCTACAAGGGATGGAGTCGGTGGGTCCGAGTCATTGGGGGATGGCATACCGTGAATGAACACGAACACATCACGGATACCAGCCACAAGAGCGGACCAGACTTGCCACTCGGTTTGCTGAGAAGATGGGAGAGCGTGGAGAACCAAGTCACTGTAACCTTGAGCCATGAACTGCGGTCGGATTTTAGCGAGAATACAGCGTACGACATGGTCTAGTTGTTGGTCGACAATCCCAGCCAACGCCGCCTGTCCATAAGGTGGGTTCGTGGGATGATTGGGAACGAAGAACGGATAAAAGTCCAAACACTGAGACGGAACAGTATTCCCGAGAGCCGCAATCGTAGCTGGAGTGTATTCCGGAACCTGCACCAGACAGGTCGGTATACCAGCCAAACGACACCGCTCGGCAAGGTCCCACAGTTTCGGCAAAGCGGCTGGGGTAGGCTCGTCCGCCAACGACCAAGCTACCGGCTGGTCCTGTGCCGGAATAGCGTTGCGGAGACGGACAAGATTACTGAATTGGGTATCTACGACTCCGGGGGTCCCGTAATTATGAGCCCCGATGTACCAAGCCCCTGACCCGGCGATAGAATTGATACCGCGAAGCCGGGACTCCAGAAAATACTTACGAAGCAGGACTTCGTCGTCTGGTAGACTCGTCCACCAGATCGCGTTGACATTCCCTCGGGCAATGGAGTCCAACCGTCGAAGAATCGCAGCATCCCAAGACCCAGCAATCCGAACACACTGGGCCGTCGTGGAGTGGGTATTGTACGTGCCGAACAGAGCCGGTAAAGACATGATTGTTCCCTTGAGAAAGGACTACTGAAGTGATGTCACAATTTGACGAAGAGCGTCTACTGTAGACCGGACTTGGTCATAGGTAGTTGCGGGGCTGATGGATAAGTATATGACCCGCCGGCTCGCCTCATACGCGGTCGTTTCCCTGTACGCGGGATTGCCGAGACTCTGGTACTCGGGCTGTTCGCTCATGCACTTGAATCCGACTCGGGCTCCCGGGAACCCCAGTTCATGCATCTTCTGAACGACAAGCTCATTATCTACTCCCGTCGGGAGTCCTAGGTCATAAACCCACGGGGCATTCCGAGCCGGCATCTGCCACTCAAACGGGATCATCAAATCGTAGAGACGAATGACACGGAACCGGTTATGGATATTGCCCCGTTGATTGTCGAAACTGTCCAGAATGGGGGCCGCGTGGAGATTACTCATTCTGTAGTTGTGTCCCCGTGGGACGTGTAGGAAGTTGTGCTGGGCCGTAAACCCCAAGGAACGTAAGGACCGGGCCCGTTCCGCGTGTTCTTTACTACGGAACGCCACCATTCCCCCCTCCTCCCCCGCCACGATTTTGTTCTTGTAGAACGACCAGCAGGCGACGTCCGTGGAGGGGTGGGGAAGGTGCCCATGAGCTTCGGCCATGTCCTCGATTACGGGTTTACCGTCCGAAGCCCCGTGGATGGGTCCCATGTCACACAGACGTCCATAGATGTGAACGGCCATGACCGCGTCGAAACACGGGCTAAAGAGGAGCTTGGCCCGCATGGTCAGATTCGTCTCACAATCCACGAACAACGGTTTGAGCCCAGCCAATGTGACAGCTCGGGCACAAGCTATCATTGTGAACTCGGGAACCGCTACAACACCACCTTGCTGAAGTTCAAGAGCCTCCAGCCCCAGATGCAGAGCTGCTGTCCCACTGGAACAAGCCACCGTATAAGGGTGGCTGCCCCGGAGGTAGTGACTGTAACGAGCTTCGAGTTCCTGATAAGGTTCTAGTTTTCCCACGCCCAACGTCCTCCATTACTCTGAAAGTAGTCGATTGTCCGTTTTAGTGCTTCTTGGAATGTAATTTGTGGACGATCCGCGATGGTCCCATAGAGTTTGGAGTTGTCCGATTGCAAATGCCAGATTTCCCACGGACGGACCCGACGGGGGTCCACCAAAATCTGCACACCGTTCTCACAACCCATCAATTCTCCAACTAGAATAGCCAGATCGTAGATCTTTGTACCCTCTTCAGCTCCCATATTGTAGACCTGTCCGAAGTCCCCTTTCTCCAGCAGCTCTACGGCCATACGGACGGCGTCCCCGGCGTACTGAAAGTCCCGGAAACTATTATTCCCAAGATGGATAACTGGGGTCGACTTTCCTTCCTTTTGTTGTTGGTAGATCTGAGAAATGATAGTGGTCACAACGTAAGGATGCGTTTCCCGTTCCCCAATGCAGTTGAACTGCCGGAGGGCGATGGCGGGGGTCCATGCCTCTTTCCAACGGGCTTGGATTAACGAGTCAATCGCCGCCTTGGCCACACCGTAGGTAGAGTGCGGATTGACTGGGTAATCCTCATTGATTTTCCCGTCCCGGCAGTCCCCATAAATTTCGGCACTGGAGACTTGAAGGATACCACTGCACCCGGCTTCCTGCGCGGCGTTGATAACTTTCATAGCCCCTGTTGCGTTGATTTCGAAGACATGCAACGGGCGTGCGAACGAGACAGGAATATAAGGCTCAGCCGCGTAGTTGAACACGTAATCAATATGGTGGTGTTCGAACAATTTCCGCAGGTAGGTTTCCGACCCTGTGATGTCCGCGTACTCGAAACTCGCTTTCGGGTGTACGAACTCCCGTCGTCCGGTAATGAGGTTGTCCAACACGAGGACACGACATTCCCTGTCCTCAATTAAGTGGTTGACCAGATGGCTCCCCAAGAAACCAGCCCCACCGACGACACAGACACAACTTTGTCGGATATTACGCACAGCCATTGTACTTTCTCACTTTACGGCATTGTTCCAGATACAAGTCGCCCCCTGCTCCGATTCTAGGAACTCCGATTCCAGAGTGGGGGGAAGGGACAACAACCCCTTCCAATGATCTAGTTTGGACGTTCCATTGCTGGAAGGCTCCACCGACATGGTGGACCGTTGCTGCATAGAAAGCTCCTCCATTTGACAGAAATCATCTAAGAAAGAGCGGGGAAGGGACTCCGTCTGATAAACCGTTCCCACACCATCCAGCATGTGGGCATATGTGGTATGGACAAGACCGGAGCACTCTTCCAGAATAGCCCGAACCGTCCCCTCAAAAGTGTCTTTCGCCAATTCGTCAAACATCCGGTGAATACCGTAGTGGCGGTAATCATCCAGCAACTTGTGTTCCATCAAGTGAGACCAGCGGCTCCTCACCCAAGACAGGGGCTCCCGTACAAACGAGAAAGACAGTTTGCTTTGCCACACCGGGGGCAGTTGTGAAAAGGGAAGATGACTATCAATATCCCCCTTCAAAATGTTGCATTTCACATCTGCTCGAAGCACAGCATTTTGTAACCATGTCCCTCCGGTTCGTGGGATATGGACGAAGCAGGAATGTCGGAACAAGATGGACATTTCAATACTCCACGAGCTGACAAGGCATGGGGTCCCCATACTCCATCAAGAGCATGCGGCGAGACACACGTTGAATTTCCGAGTAGATAAGACCCCACTCCATCTCTCCGTAATTCTTTAGAATCATCTCGCGCATGGAGCGACACACAGCGATATCAAACTGCTTGTCCTCGTAGGGGAGACGCCGGAGGTCCTCCACCGAGAATGTTGCTTCTGGATGCCGGAAACAAGCCATCTGGATGAGGTCTGGGGATATATCCACTCCGGTATACAACACGCCCGGAGGCACGCACTCGTAAACCGCCCCATACCCACACCCAGTATCCAGAACGGACTGTCCCGGTCGAATAAACTTTGGCAGCAAGGCTTTCGTCTGGGACTGTTGCAGCTTCCAGTTTTCATCATCTGTGTCAAAGATCGCAGCGTGAATATCCCGGTTCTGGGCGAGGGTTCGGTTGATTCGAGTTCGCCAAAAATCACACGTACTAACGGGCAATGTCTGTTCTGTCTCACTCATGAAAAGCCTCCGGGATAGGTCCTGTGTATGTCTGAACTTTTGCACCGCGAGGGAGCGTGTCTCCCTCGCGCCATGTTTCCCAAGCCGCCCGGCTTTCCGTATACCACTGACGCCGGTCGGTTGTTCCTTCTCCACGGGCAATATAGTAGTTGTTCTTGGCTGCTCTGTACAGAAGACGAGAGGCGAACCCCATATGAATGAAGAAGGGGGCCTTGGGTACTCCATCTATCCGTTTCATTTTTCTGTCGAGGAGAATACCGCTGGCTGTTTCCGGTGTGTTGTGGTTGGACAGATACCGAAGATCGGGGAACCAGCGCCAGCAGCGGCAATATGGAATATCCCAGAAACCTCCAGTCACTTCGCACTGGAACAGAGGGGCGCTCTCCATTGATTCTGGATGCCAGATTTCCCGGTGCTTGAATATAAAAGCATTCCGGGAACTGTAACGATCCATCAGCCATGGGATTCTCGTTTGGAACTCCCGCATGTAGAACTCGTCCGCATCTAACACAACCAGATAGTCCGGTCGCACTTTGTCAGCCTCCAGTAGATACTGAGAACGAGCCTCGCACTTTCCTTGTGCGGGGTCGGCGGCCGAACTGAAGCCGTGCTTGATATGGGCAATCCTGTCGTCCTGTTTTGCTAACGCCTCCAGAAACGATGTTGTCCCATCCGTAGACAATCCCCCGGCAGACACGAGGTTGGGATTGGTCTCTGCGTAAACCCGGTCTGCCGACTCTACGAAAACCCATTTCAATAGCCCTGGCCAGTCCTTGTGCTGTTCGTATAGACGGGGGAGCCACTGCATTTCGTTGAGAACCATTGTTCCCAGTACAACCGTCATGTCTTCCTCCGGTAGACTTTATCACAGCACAGACCCGGTTGTTCGTTCCAGATATGGACGAGTTCGAAATTGTACTCTTCGAGGAACTGGTGTACCAGAAGACCCTGTTCGGGTAGCCTAGCCAGCTCTTCCACGTTGACCAGTTGTACACACCCGGACGCGAAAGTTTGACGGGCCCCCAGTAGGGCCTGATATTCCCAACCTTCAATGTCCATCCAAAGAACAATGTTTTTCAAAGGCGGGAAATCTAGCTCTGAAAGAAGGCGGTCCAGTGTGATGGAAAAGACCGGACGCGGTTCCCCCGGTCGGTCGTCACAAAGACTGGAGCCTTTACGATCCTCCGGTACTCGAATGGACACTCTTTTGTTCGCGTTGGATAGCGCATATTGCAAAAGCGGAGCATCCGGGGGCCACCCGTTTTCACGCTGCCAAGCGATTTGTTCCGCAATGGGTTCCACTCCGACTAGGTTTGTGTCCGGCCAGAGTGCTTTAGCACATGGCCCTTCATCCCCGTCGGCTGTTCCGGCGATGACAACACAATCAGGAATCTCCCTGACATACGGCACAATCTCTTGGAATTGTCCGGGATTATATGTCACGGTTTCCTCATGATGTACTGATACCCGTTAGACGCAAGGGTCCCTTCGGGGGCCCCTGTGACTGCTCGCATTCTCGCAACCCCAGCTTCTACACCGAACTTGACAGAGGGGTCCAATGAGCTCTCTTTCAGGGTGTAGTCATCGAACAAAATAGTCCCACCGGGGACCAGTAAAGCCCAGCTATTCATGGCGTCCGTGTACGCCTCGTGTTCTAAGTGCCCAGCGTCCACGTAGATGCCATGGAATAAAGGCTGGTCATTGGACCCCAGAAGGGAGCCGATGGGTGTGTTCGCCAGCATTGTGGAATCACCAAGAATCAACTCCCACCGGTCATAACCCGCAAGATTCCTTTTCGTGGTGTTCCATCTCTCAGGATCGATTTCAATTCCAACGTACTGAGATTTCGGATGTGTTAGAATGTTATCCAACAACCAGCAAGCGGACTGCCCTTCGAAGGTTCCGATTTCCAGAATACGGGCAGGTTTCCCACGGAGGTGACCAAAGGCTTCCTCAGCTCCTGTAGGAAAACACGTATGCATATCGTGTGTGAAATGCTTGGGCATCAGACACTCCTCTGTTGTCGAAAGAATTCATAGAGGAGGAGGGCATCCCCCTCGTTATTCATCCGCAGCTTCGGGTCCCACTTGGTAATCCAAGAACAGTCCCGCATTTCCGGACCGAGGGTCACGACATCCACACTTGGGAGGGAGCAGACAAACCCCACAAGCAAAACGAGCCTCCCATCGTTGTACGAGGTCATCCGGGATCTTTCAAACGGAACGAAAGACCGGAGACCGGGAGTGATATCAAACTCTTCCTTCAACTCCCGTTGCGCGCATTGTTCCAACGTCTCCCCTGCCTCTAAAAACCCACCGGGGATGTCCCAAAGTCCATTATCAGCTCGTTTGCCGAGCAAGACCCCGCCGGTCTGTTGGCTGTGTACGATGACCGAACAACAGACCGGAGGATTGTTGTACTGAGCCGGGGAGTGGTATTGCCGACTACTGTGTTTCTTGACGAGGACACGGGCGACCTCAATCCGAATCCCTAGCCGCCGGCATGTGCTGTATTCTGGGAGTTCCTCCGCGATCTTGTCGGGACCAACAACAAAAGTCCCCGGATTGAAGAAAGAGAGAACAGAAGAACAATCCCCCGATTCCGCCGGACTGGCGATTGCCACGTGAACGTCCCGCAACTGAGACACCAGTGCTATTCGTTCTGCTTGTGACATCACCACAGGATGTTTCGTGGCGACGTAGCTATCCGGGTCCACGGCCACAATCACTTTGCCGAAACGACTGGCGTGCTCGATTAGGTGGATATGTCCGATGTGCAACGGATCGAAACCGCCACTGACCAGAACATAGTCTTGCATGAGGGTCATAACACGCTTTCGAGTAGAGCGGTGTACTTCGGTCCCAGAACTTCCCACGAGTTAGCAACAGCCCAGTCCCGTCCCTGTCGGGAGAGGTGTGTGATGTCCTTTCCGTACCACTCGTCAATCTTATTGGCAATAGCCTCCGGGTTGACAATCGCCTCGTCAAACACGAGGTGCCCCCCTTGTGTTCGCGCTTTCTCGAACCGGGAAACAGGAATCAGCATGTCCTGTGGAAGCCACGTATTCATCGGGAACCGATCAGTGGTCATTACCGCCATCCCGGCGGCGTAGGCTTCTTGTAGGGGGAGGGACAGTCCGTTGTACTTCTCCGGGGCGATATACACATCCCCCGCCCCGAAGAGAGTTCGGTAATCGAAGTGATCGGCAATCTGAATAGACACCCGTGGGTCATTATAGACCTCCGGGTACTTTCCCAGCAACTGATGGAGGCTGGGTTCCTGCGACGTGATCAGTAGTTCGATCGGGCTTTGGATGAGTGGAATCGCCTGTAGCAACTCCTCGGTGCCCTTATGATTCCGAGAACCAATGTGACCGCTATTATGAACGAACCGTCGGGCCTCTGTGCGTTGCTCCCAGATACCCGAAACCGCGGGGATCGGCAGAAAAGTACCATGCGGGAAATACTGTTGATCCAGCAACGAAGGATTGATGTAGAGGTCAAACTTCGCCGGCGGCCGCTCCAGATGCCACTCATACATCGGAATCAGAACGGTCTTGACATTAAACTGATTGCACTTCCGAATAAAAGACCAGTCAAATGGCGTTTCGAAGAACAGAGCAACATCCACAGATTTCAGAAATTGGGATGAGGAATACCCCCGGAAAGGGGCGGACGGGAGCACCGGTGTCCCCTCCGGGTACCACTCTGTGTGAGTGGGCCGTTTATCGGGGTGCTTATAGATCAGCACCTCTTGGATAATCCCAGCGTCGTAGAACTGTTTGGCGAGAACCCCGAGACCTTGCGTCGTGGCGTAGCAGACCGTTCCAACCCTCATGCCCAATCCTTTTCCGGGATGTTTCTATAGAGTGCAATCAGTTCACTTAGTATCGACGTCACGTGGGTAGTGGGGTTGAATCCAAAGCGTTGTCTGGCCCACTGACAATCCCCCACTAATGTCGGAGGTGTGCCGGGACGGGACAGGACTGGGAATTGCTGAATGACATCTTTCTGGTTACCCTCATCCACTCCCACGTAAGACAAGGCCAACGACGCCAGCAGTTTGATAGACGTATGATGGCCTGAGGACAACACGTAGTCGTCGGAAACTTCACAACGCAAAGAACGGGTCGCCGCCTCCATGTACTCATAAGCGTGACCAATATCCACCAAAATATCCAGCGGGGGCAGTTCCATCCGTTCCCGAGTTCCCCGGGACACTTGAATAGCCTGCTGCGCAATCTTATGAAGCAGGTAACCGCCCCGTCGGCGTGGACTGTCGTGGTTGTAGAGAATCCCTGTCGACACGAACAACCCATACTCCCGTCGGTAGTGACGACAAGCCAGCAAGGCCGCCGCCTTGGCACAAGCATAAGGACTTGCCGGAGCTAACGGAGTTTGCTCGTTTTGTGGGTAAGGATGCGAACCAAAAACCGTAGCACTGACAGGCTGGAACAGACGGACGGCGCTATGCCCGGTCCGAATAGTTTGCAGTAACCGCACCACGGCCTCAAACGTGATTTGAGCGGAGAACGTGGGGGTCTTGTAACTAAAGTCGATGTTGTCCTGATCCGCTTCGTTATAAACCTCATCCGGGCGAATATCCAACATCAACCGATCCACGGAATGGGAATCCAGCATATCCCCTTTCCACAGAATCAGCTTATCGAAACAGGGAAGCTGCCGCAAACGGAACAAGTTGTCCCCGCTCGTGTGTCGAACCATCCCATGGACTTCGTAGCCCCTGCCTGTCAGAATCTCCGCAAGGTAGGAACCATCCTGACCAGTGATACCAAGGATCAGTGCTTTCTTTGTCACACAATTTCCAATCTGGGTAGAGGGAAAATAAATCGCCCGCCTTGTTCTCGCCACGGTTTCTCGAGTTGTAAGAACTCTGACCGAAACGCGACAGGGAGAACAAGAAAGTAATCGGGATTCGCCTTACGGGCCTGTTCGTTAGAGAATATCGGAATATTAGTCCCGACCGTCACTTTCCCCCATTTTTCGGGGGACCGATCGGCGGCCCCCTCAATCAGTTTGGATGTCAGACCGTAGTATTGCAACAGGACGTTCCCCTTGGTCGACGCCCCGTAAACCCACACGCTCTTCCCCAGAAGTTTGGCGTTCTTGACCAAGTCAACAGCCTCTTCCCGGTTCCGGCCCATCTCCTCGTAGAACTTGCTAAAGAAGGCCGGGTCGTCCAGTCCAATTTCGTCCTGCTCCCGCTGGATAATTCGAGAGTCCGCCCCACTATAAGGGAAGACATCACTCCCGATGTGACGGGCGTAGATGCGGTAGCTTTCTCCGTTCACTCGGTTGGTTTGGATGTCGATAATTTCCAGACCATGCTTGCCGAACAGCCACCGCAACGATCGCAGGCTGTAGAACAAAAGATGTTCGTGGGCGAGATTCCCCACATCATTGACATTGATCATGTTTTTCAGGCACATCAGCTGGGACACAAAAATCCCATCAGGGGCCAAAGCCCGACTGACATCTGCCACGAACTGGTTCGGATCTTCCAAGTCGTAGAACATCCCCAAAGCCGTGATCACTTTGGCGGGTTTGTCACTGACCTTACGGTAGGCTTCATAACTCCAGAAATCATGGATGAGAACGTCGACACCTTGTCTCCCTTCCTCTTGGAGGTTATCGGCCGGTTCGCAGCCAATACGGGTGACGTCTTCGGTATAAGTCCGAAGCAGGGTCCCATCATTGGACCCGATGTCGAGCACCACATCCCCCGGAACCAAGTCCACAAGAAACTCAACACTCTTTGTCACGTCCCGCAGGGCCATCCGCATGGTCTCGGTCACACCGGAACGATACCAATACTTGCGGGAGTACAGCAGTTCCTGCGGGGCAGTATGCTTAGCTTGGACAAGGGAGCACCGACAACACAACTCCAGTTCGATCGGGCACTTGAGTCCGGGGTCTGTTCCGGGGTCCAAGAAATTGCTGACATACTGCTCACCGAGACTGAACAGGGGAACCAGATTGGAGGAGTCACACACCCGGCAGGTCTGTCTTGTCGTGTAGGATTGCATCTAGATACTTCCTTGCGTTAGTCCGATGACCGAGGAGCACACGTCCCGCCCAGTAACCGAGTTGATTCAGTTTTGCTATTCGCTCTTTGCAAGAGCAGTCACCCACCCAAGCAGAAACCCGTTCCTCTGTAATCCCGACAAGGGACAGGGCTTGGGACACAAGGTCCCCGAGTCCACGTTCCTTGCACATAATGTTTCCCTTGATTACAGCAGGTTCAGGGCGTCATACCCTTCCCCACGGAATAATTTCGTTTGAGGGATTTGGGTATGGCCCATCGTACTCGCTTTGTGCCCGATATGCTGCACAAGGCTGGGGTTATGACAATACTCCTTCCAACCGTTGTTTTGCATAGCGTACAGAACCCCACCGTCAATCGCTATGTGTCCCCGTTTAGTGTCTTGGGACCTCTCAATAAAACTCCGCGTGGACATGAGAATGGAGGCGGCTTCCCGGCTGAATACAAGGCCCACGGCCCCGAGGCCTAACTGGGCGGCGGGGAACCAACCGGAATGCTTCTTGGCTTTGCCTTCGTTGTGGAGTTCCGTGATGAGGTTCAGGTACCCCTTCTCCGGGTACGGGCTCTTCTCCAAGAACTGACGCAAGTTCCGATACGTGATGCAGTCGTCTTGGAATATTGCGTAGCGATGGGCGTTGGGTTCCCGGAGGATCAATTCCATCAGGGCCAAGGTCCAACTCCCCGCCACACCCAAATTCGGGTAGCGACAGGACACCTCTAATCCAAAGTCTCTTTCCCAGTTCTGCTGCTCGTTACATCCGTCGACAAACAACCGGGGCTTGTCAAAACCGGCCGCAGCGAGACTGGTCAGAGTTTGGGGGAGTAGTGTGGACCTGCGAGCCGGGACAGTGGTAACGCCATAAGACCAGATCATAGGGGTTCCGCTTGGAGGGGTGGGAACGGGAGTTTGCGGTTCCACAACGACCGGAGGTGTGGGACTTTCCAAAACAACTGGGGGAACTTGGAGTTGGACGAGGGGTGTCTCTGGTTCCGGTGGGATCACTTGAGCTTCGCAACGCCTTAGGACTTCCTCGACAAGGCTCCGGCAGGGGTCCAAGGGGTTCAGAGAAAAGACCATTCCCGTTCGGACACACTTTGTAACGGTTTTGCCCCACGCCAGCCAATTGAGTTTGGAGTACCCTTCCTCGATCCATTTGACAATCGTGTCAAAATTCTGACGACACCCGGCTACGCCCCACAAGTCCATTTGCGCGGCTCTTCCCTGACAACCGGCGCACCATTGAGAGGACAGTCCCAGCTCATTCAACAATCGCTTTAATACCTGTCCCGGTAAATTTTGTAGAAATTTGTGTTTCCTAGGGTTTTCCTGTAAACTGACGAGGGATGGTTTACGTTGTGTCTCTATGGGAGGGTTGGTACGTTCAATAGGTGGCAGGCCGCGGCGTTCGCGGTATGCGTTGACCTTCGCGAGCGGGAGTTGTTTCCCGTCGCGGGTTGAGCCGTTCAGCCATTCTGAGAGGGTTGCTACTATGGGCATTCGTGTTCTCACTGCAATTGCGGTTTCTGTAATCACTATCCCATCAATCGCCTATATTGCGAGCAACCAGCCTGACGAATCCGACTTGCCGGTTGTTGTTGCTCGATGCTCATGCTCACCTGTTGGCGACTTGGTGTTTGTGAGCATCAAAGATGGGGTCGCCCGTTGCGACCGATGCAACGCTATCGTTGAGCCACCTCGCCACTAGGTCACGTTCGCCCCAATCTGTTCGTCAAAGCAGTCACCGCTTGGCATGATTGTTTGGAACGTGATCTCCAGCGGGTCACAACTCAGCCCCGAGTGATTGACGCTGAACCCGTTAGACGTGAATAGGTTGAAGTTCGACCCGAACTCATTCGTGACGCACGTCATCTCTACGTCAGCGTCGACACCGCAGAAGTTCACGACACCGGACCACGTACCGCCTGAATAAGTGATTGTTCCGCTTCCGATGATTGTTGATGGGTCGGACGATCGAAAGAACTCAATCGCGAGCACATCAGGAATCCCATCCGGGCAGCAGTCTGTGACAATCAACGTCGCATCGCAACAACAATCAAGTTCTGGTAGTTCATAAGCGAACCGTGGAGTTCCGTCACACCGACATTCATAACCAGAAACGGTCCCTTCCCCTTGGTCTACCCACGTGTTGAGTTCGGGATTGAAACAGTAGGCTTGGACATGGTAGGTGGTCCCGTCACACCAAGAAAGTAATCCGATCTGAACTTCATCCCCGTCTTCCCCGCCCCACCATCCCACACTACCGCTACCCGTTCCCGGACTAGGACAGATTATACCCGTGTTTAAGGCGTACCAGAACACCCCACAAGGAACAGAGCCAGGATAGGACACCCCATCCGGTAAAGGAGTTGGAGAGCGATATCGTACAGCAGCAAACGAATAAGTTCCGTTGACTGCCCCGCAGCCCGTCAGCACCATCGTGAAAGAAAGGGTGTCCCCTCCCTTGTCACAGCAATTACAAGTTGCCTCCGGTGTATCACAGACCTGATAGCGTTGGATGGTTGTGGCAGGTGAGATACAGACTTTCTCCGGCCAATGATTGCCGGCTAGCAGTACCGAGTTATCTCCCGACACCAACGTCATCTCAGATTGTTGACCACAATCCGCGGGGGTACCGGTATACTCTGCCAGAACTTGAGCGTCCCCAGTTCCCACGAATGTCGGTTTGTAGATGGTAAGAGATGTCACTCCCCCGAGAATCGTAAAGGACGCCAAGGTATTATTGGAATTGGCAAGAATACCCATCTCACCATAGCTACATTTCAAGGCGAAAGGATCACAATAGTCATTCAAGTACCACGGATTGAACGCCGATGGTCTCGTGCGGATAAAGCAATCCTCACACCCTTCGGAGTATGTAGGAACTGCTGTGTAATCCCCATCCTCAAACTCCAAAGTCTCTCCGAGATAAGGATTACCAGACACCCAATTTTTTCTGGCGAAGTAATTTAGCGGAGGCTCCCATCCTGCTTGGATGTGTGAGTAGAAAGCAACCCCCGCCAGAACTGTCGGTGGGGTTGTTTCATCTGCGATGTCACAATCCAACAACAGGACAATCCGAACCCGAAACGTCCACGCAGTGTTCAATTTTCCATCATTGTCTTTGTACGTGGTTTGGAAATTGACCCAAGAATCATACGCAACCATATACAAAAAAGGACCTGAGTAGCTCCAAACGGGGGGGTCCGGGATAAACCCTCCAAAAAACGCAAGATCAGGGTCCGCATTTAAGACTGGAGAGTTGTTATCTACACGACGCACCCGGTGGATGCACAAATAACCGTTGTAAGGGAAGTCCCCGCCATCTGCAAAAACGGACCCAGTTCCCACAATGGGAAGAAACGGGTTCTTGTCCACAGAAAAACTCACCGAACACCACAAGGCATTCGGCAAATCCCACGAACCTCCCGGATAAGTTACCTTGGCAGGGTCGACAATGGGAGGGGTTGTGACAGAATTGAACGGAGAAGGGAGAAATGCTAAGCTGGAAGAGTAGTCCGCACACTCTAGATATAAATTCTCTTTGACAGGGGAATACTCCCATAGAAGAAAGTAATTGTAACCCGGACCAGATTCACCGATAAACAAAGCAACCCATTCACATCCTTGAAAACAACGACGACGAACAACTAGGTTCTGGAACATGGCATAGACGCCGGAAGCCCATTGAAGTTGTTCCGTAGCGAATGGCAGAGCACAAGGGAATTGAATTACAAACGCACAACTCGCTCCTTGGCATTCAGAGCAGCAGTTGGTGTCCGTATTCTGAAGAAACGGAACAGTCTCATTCCGGGGTACACACCCACAAAGACGAACGTCACGAAGTTTTGTCATGGAGTAGTCCCTGTCCCAGTTCCGGCGGAACCAACAACCCCACAAGTCGAGACATCAATAATGGTGTAGAGCCCAACATCGGCGGAAGCTAGAACAGGTTCTACAGAGTAAACTACCAAAACAGTTGATCCCGTAGGAGCCGAAGGACTCGCGGTTACTTGCGGGCCTTCAGTGGTCGACCCGAACATCGACTCCGGTTCCAAATTCACAAGACAGGAATCCCCATAGGCCTCCACCACGTAGGCATTTCTCCAGATACGCTTACCCTCATCCCGAATCTCCCAACGACTATTGAGCCATACCGCCCAAACAATCATATCCGTGACGTATACAGATTGAGTGTACGTTCCGTAGACAATAACATCAAACTCGATAACGTCGTTAGATTCGTCTAACCGGTCACAAAGGACATACGCATAGTTCCTATCAAAGGCAATTGGAGACCCGCTGACAACATCTGTCCCTGTACCGGTTCCCGGAGATGATGCCTCCGTCCCTATTCGAAAGCGAGCGTAGACCGGAATATTGCCAAGCGCCAGAACTACCCAGTGACCATACTTATCCCGGACGACGACTTTATAGTCATCCACCGTAAGAGGACTGGTGGTGATGTTATAAACTCGTTGATCGGTCGCGAGTGCTTTTGTGAGATAGGGGCGTGTGGCCGAGCCAGTGACAATCCGATAGATATCGGCCCGACCATACCCAAGATGATCATTAGAACCGGTCCCAGTCCCTGCTCCGGGTTCCAGCGGGTCTATCGTTGCCAGTATTCGAGCGACATAGACTTCCGGGGCCAGCCAATCCTGATTTTCGTCGTAGCTGCGGTCTTGTGGGGGACGACTTCGTGGATTCTGAATAGACTGCTTCTCCCGTCGAATGACGCGGGAGAGCATTGCCATTTCTTCATCTGAGAAACTACGAATAGACATAACGGGTCACGCTGGATAGATGGTCACTGTGATTTTGGCCGTCCCCGACTGGCAACGTACCTTCAGGTCTTTAATAACCTTGGGAAGGCCCCGCATAGACTCCCCGGGAAGAATCAGCCAATCACCAAGCTCGACAATCCGCTTGGCAGTCTCCTGCTTTTCTTTGGGTGTGGGGATGTAGGGGGTGTATTTTCCCTCATCATTCGAGACGTGGAGTAGACCGATTTCCGCCCATTCCCCGGCCCATCCCAAGTCCAGAGGCTTGGGTTCCTCCGAGACCTTGTACGTCCGCTGGTAAGGCCTATCTTCTTGAGACGACAGTTCCCGGAAATACTTGGACTCTACGGGGGCTGCGCGACTTCCGCCTTGCGAGTTGAACGCGATGGTCTCCACTACTGTGAAACGGTCCCGGGAGATAGAAACAGGACGGACTTGCACAGTGTTCCGGGGAACCACGGAACGACCAATCGCTCCAAAATTATCATCATCGTCGTCCGACACTTGTCTCTCCTGACTTGTGTTATGCTTCGAAGGCGTCTACAAGAACATTGCAGTCGTCCGTATCCGCCCGAATGTGGAGGGATACAGTTCCTCCCGTCCCGGTCCCAATTCCTCCTAAATATCGGAAGAGACGAATGACGTAAAACTCACCGGGGAGAATTTCGCCCAATGGGTAGAAGTCGACTCCGTCATGTAGTCCCCAGATAACATAATTGGTGGAGTCGAGATTACTGAGGCGACAGAGCCCCGGTGTCGTCAGCAAGGACAGGTCCACATCCACACCAACTGTTGTCGCCAACAGAGCCCCCGGTGTCGGTCCGTTTGTTCCCACAACATCACAGAGGAAAGCCGTGGGAAAGGATCTGTGTTGCAGATTCCCCTTGGTGATTTGCAGATTACAAGTGACGCGGGCTTCGTTACTCATGGAGCTTCCAAATCTGAAGGGATGCCCAGTAGGAGCATATTGGATTCGCCGTAATACTCGACCGGAATTTGTCCAGGACGTACAGCGCCACCGGTCCCGGTCCCGGTCCCGGTTCCCGTTTCTTCTCCAGCACTGACGGGGACCCCATAACCATTCAGAATCATCCGAATTACATTTCCCTTTTCGTCCACTAGACGAGTGAAATGCTTCGGGTTATTCGGGTCTGGTTCAACAGTGAATTCGCCGGTCGCGGGGTCTACGAAATTTTCAATAACCCACTCCCCGCCCAGCATCTTGCCATTCAGTGCTTTCGTTCCTTCATCCACAATGTTACGGTCCCACCCATTGAAGTCGATGTCAAACCCCAAATTGCGGGTGAAGTAGACATAGCAGGACCCATTGTACTTCTTCTCCCAAGAAGCTTCGCTCAGCTTGACAGTGCGGGGAGGTAGTCCCCACAAATAGGAGTCATTGACTGTGTCTACAAGACTAGCGAGCAGCCCCAGCTCCAGTGACGCTGTATTCTGGGAAATGTTGACCTGCATGCGGTTCGCGTCAAACTCAACCTGCGGTCCACGAACCATCTCATGGCTACTGCTCTTGACATAGGACCCGAAGCGGTCAACGAAGATTTCTTTGGTGTACTTAACAAACGACCCAGAAACCTTCTGGGGTTCCATCAACGGATCTTCGATGGTAGCGTCTTGGCACCGTTTAAGTGGCTTTGTCCCAAACTTCTGAGTCACAAGCCAATGGACATGAGGGGAGCCCGGTTTTGCTTTGTAGGGCTCGACCTTCATCCCGGGGTAACAGAACGCCCAGATGTCCACATCATTGCCAAAACCCCAAGGGACCCCCACAGTAGGCAATCCGGGGCATTGCATAACGACAGCGGGACCATCCTCAGAACTTGTCGTTTTGATACGATGTGCTACGGAAAATGTACGGTGACCATCGTCATCCCGTTCACCGCCCCAAGCATAACGTCCATTGAGAATTAGTTCAGCGGCCATTAGATTAACCCCGCTTCTTCTACTTTCATCAGTTCCCCTTGACCGGCTTGCGCACGTGCTAGGTCCACCAGTTCCTTGAGGTATGCCTCGATTTTACTGTTCTGGGACGCCCCACCACCTCCACTGTTTTTCGTGGCTTGAGAAGCTGTACCTCCCCCACCCGTGGTACCACCGTTAGCAGCGAGGGCCGTGACCTTCCCAGACCGTAGGGCTTCCTGTGTGGCCAAGATACGGGACAGGGCCTCCGTACTCCCAAATGCAGCGCCTTGGATGTCCGCCCCATCCTTCATCCCCTTACCGAGAGCGATCCCGGCAACATCCCCAATGTCAGACGCGATGTCCTCTACTTCTGGCCCCGCTTCCGTAAGACTGGCGACAAGACCATTGCCATTGATCTCACCCATGCGTTCGTTATAAAAGTCCGTGAACTCGGCACCCATTGTATCCGCTAGGGTCTCGGATTCCCTTCGCAAGGACTTTTCAAGTTCTGTCATTCCCCGTTCAGATAATTCAGGAAGCTTGTCGATTGCGTTGACAAAACCCTCTTCCAATGGAATCCAAGCCAAGTTAAGGGACTTGGTACCTCCACTTGCGATGAAGTCCCAAACAGCAGTCATCGCGTTGCGGATGTTCTGTCCCAAATTGATGAACACGGTCATCGTATAGTCCATGACCGTGAAGAAAACCTTTTGCCAGTTTTCACTCAACCACGACAGCAGCTCCGGCATTGTAGCCGTAAAGAAGTGCTTGATATCCTCGTAGAGACTGACAAACCCCAGTTGCGTATTAATCCAAGTCAGGGCAGCGACTTGGTCAAAGTGCTTCAGTGCGAACTCACCAGTGATCATGGCGTCCAGCAGGAAGGTCTTGACATCGCCGAACGTGGTCTCCGTAGAACCCGAGATGAAGGACCACACGGAGGCTACAGTATCTTGAATAACCCCCCAAGCTCCCATCCAAATTGTCACAGTCCCTTCAATAGATGTGATGGCCACATTGCCGAACTCCAGAAACAAGGGACCGGCCCACACAAGGAACTCAGTCCCCTTTTCCATAGCCCCTTCAAAGAACCCGACCAGACTGGTTTTGACACGGTTAATGATAGGCATCACGGCTTCAAATACAGCCGGGAGAAGGATTTGGACTTTTCCAAACCCATCCCGCACAAACTGCATGACATCGACGAGTTGTAGGTTCTCAGCGCTGAACGTACAGATCATTTCATACGTGTCACTGATGGCGTTGTTCATTTGGGCATAAGCGCCCTTGATGGAACCTGCCTCGGCCTCGGCCACCTTGAACATCTTTCCAAGGAGGTCTTGGGCCATTGCCATCTTCTCAGTCTCCGTCTTGGCGTTACGGAGAGAGGGGAGCATCCGTGTGAGCAAGGATGTGTTTCCTTGCTCTAACGCGGCTGTCATACGGATGGCGGACTGCGCGCTGATCCCACGGGCGGCTTGTAGGGCAACGGCATTCTTCGCGGCTCGTTTGGCGGCGTTACCTGTGACCCCCAGTGCTTCAGACTGTTGGAGCAAACCCTTGACCGCGTCGTCGTCTACAACAGTCAGTCTCTGAATAGAGCTGGCGAACTTGTCATAGTCAGCAAACGTCGCGGCAACATCTCCACCGCGTGCCCCAATAGCGGCTTTGAGTTTGATAGCCCCGGCTTCCGCCTCTGCGAAATTAGCAACGGCAGCGGTTCCCATCGAGTACAGTTTGGAAGCAATGGCGGTAACACCATTGGCGATCAACGTACCCGCCGCTACAGCACCAGCCCCCGTCTTAGCGAACGAGCTCTGAATACCGTTGGCGGTTTCGGACGCCTTGTCTACGGCAGAGGACATGGCTTGGGTGTACTGTCCCAAGTCCACACTCAACGTCGTTACCAGATTTGCAATTTCTTCAGATGTCATGATTTTCCGAGGGCTTTGCTTTCCACCGTGCGAGCATCGCTTGCTTCAGCCAGTCCGAATACTCTTTCAACTCCTCTGCTGTGTACTCCTTTTGAGAACCGTTCTCAGCTTGGTTCCCAAGCAGGTCGTTGTACTCAAAGTCCACACGCATATCTTGGAGCTGGACGTCGTTCGGTTTCTTAACGCGGGTCCGTCTAATCTCAGCACCTACCATCATCAGATAGTGCTCGTTGACTCCCGGATTGTTGGCCTCCTCCCGTATCCAGAACAACCACGTCATATGCTCTCGGTGAGTAATAGGATGGTTCCATCCGAGGTACTCACCGAGAGTTTTGTTCAGCTTACTCGCTACTCGGAGCTGCCCAGAGTAGCGGGTGACTCGTTTTTTAGCGCCTGCAGCGCCTTCTTCGTGGGGTTCAGTTCACTGATGTCTTTGGCCCGTGCCTCAATCGCCGCGACCACCCGGTGAGGCCACGTCTTGATAACGTCCGCCGAGATGAACTTACCGTCCGCTCCCAGCAGACACATGGACAACAACTTGATACCGAGGGCTCCCGTATTCTCGAGGCGTGTTGGTTTCCCATCCACGAGGTCCCGGGCACACGCCGTCCTAGCGTTTTCGTACTGGGCCGCGGCATCTTCACTGCACTCGACCAAAGTGCATTCGAGGGTCCCCACCTTCACAGGGATGCGGATGACTTTGAGGTCACTGAAATCCAACGATTCTTCACTCACGTTATTCTCACTCTCACTCTAGGGGGGAAGTGGGCGTCCATGCCCAAAAAACGACTCCTAGTCGTTGTATCAAGTCCCGGCGACTGACGCGACAGCCGGACCGGCTTCAACCTTATTGGCATTGTCCCAATTGGTGAATTCCACCTTGAAGTCCGCTTCCGGTTGGGAACCGCGTTCGAGGGCGCCGGGAGACCACTCGGCCACATAGCCGTAGATAGCCCATGTCGAGCCGTCTGGGAACGTGTACGTGATGGTCTGTTCCAGACCAATAATGGCTTGGATAGCCGTCAAAGCGGACGGGTCGTAAGCACAGGAACCGCCACCTTGTGTCAGGCTTTTCAGAGCCGGTGGGGCGAAGGTTTCCCATTCGTCGTTATGCTGCGTCGTCTGGTCAATCTTATCCCCCACCACAATTCCGGGGGGCTGTACGTTCTTTTCCCAGATCTCAATTGAGGGGTCCAACGAGAACGTGACCTTGATGGGAAAGCCGTCTTTCAGCTTAATCCCATCCGGCGTAGATCGTGCTGTAGGTGTAGGATCGGTCATGTTTTCTCCGTGCTAGCTGCGTTGCGTTAAAGCAACAGTGAAATTGATGGTAAATAGATGCCGTTTGCTCGCGCCAGTTTCCTTCCCAGCGTGAATGATTCCACTTGTCCGATTTACGGAACCCACAAGGTATACCGAAGTCTCCAGTGTCACAACATTATTGGATATAGACTGATCGAACAATGTAGCTAACGCTTTGGCTTTCGCGTACCCTGTACGGTAATCTTTGGCCCGTACACGGAGTAACAGCCCTTCCTGTTCCTGAATTTCTCCCTCAGTATTTTCCGAACCTTCCAGCTTTCCTTGTGTGTCAAAAATAGACACTACTTCGTCCGGTGACGCCAGTTCCTCAGACACACCGAGGGGCCAAATCCCATTGTCCGTAGGGTCCGTGACCACATTCTGATCCAGCAAAAGCTGTCCCACAATATCACAGGGACCATGAAGCATAGCTCCGGACATCTTTAA